CTCAACATTCCAATCAAGATTAAATTTGTGAAGTAATTGTTTTGCTTCTGAAGGATTCACGTGGTCAGTGTGAATGTTTGTTAGTTGACCATTTTCGTTTACATACATAATATTGTATAGTTTAAATTCATGTGGCATTATTGCCTTTACCACCAAAAACTCGCACATTTCTGTGCAAGTTGGTAGCGGGTATTGTTTGGTTTAAATTATTTCTAAATCGTGTACTGATTTATTCAACTTATTGCATTGTCCTAGTAAATGACTTGCTATAAAAGTGATTTCTGATTTGGGCAATTTGTTTCCCGATTCTTGTAACTTGGAGATGATGTAATCTAATTTTGTAGTCATATTGTTTAGTTTAAATTATTGATTTTCAGTTAATTAACGTTCTACATGGTGCATCACAACCGTTGAACGATGGTACAAATATAATGTTTTATTTTATTAACAACCAAATGTGAATAAAGATTTTTTTGCAAAATCCTCTCTGTTGCCTATAAAACCTAGAGAAAAAAATTTTTCGCACAGATGTTCAAATGGGGGGTGACCATATCATTGTATTAAATCTCTATAGGGTGAAGACAATTCTATATAAGACTATATAGTTTTAAGAGTTCGACTTTAGTTGCGTAAGGTCTAACTATATAGTATGCTATAGATTTCAAGGTAGTTCAGTTTACTGCAAAAGTTCGGTTTAGATGTGTGCCATCTTTTACCATGTAGATTGATTGCATATTGTTTGACATTTATTTTCTGCTGTACTGATAGGTTTGACCAATTATAGTTTTTCATACAGCAAACATAGAAACCATTGTTGCACATTTCCTGCACACATTTTTGTCGATCGAGATTTTTTTTGGGGGGTATTTTATGTGATTTAAGAAAATAGATCGTATCATCTTGTATAACAACAACTTAAGTGTGTTTTTCGATGTTTTTGAAATTTTCCAGAGAGCGATTTTTGACGTAAAACGTAGATTATCTTTACATAACAATTGTATTCTGTATAGTTTTTGGCTTTTACTTTACATATGGTTTTGGGGTGACCTTATCAAATTACTATAGGGAAGTATACAACTCTCTTATAAGATAATTATAGATTCTTCTCAACTGCATTCGTCCGTATATTGTCACGTTGTATTGTTGTTTGGTATACTTTCCTCGCTTTGTTTGTCGTTCGATAAAACCCTCGTTCAAAAGTTTCTTGTGTTCTCTATAGAACTGATGTGGATTTGTAGACTTAACCAATTCCATTTTGTCTAGTAGTTTTAATGTTGGCTTGATCTCATAGTATGTGAAATCTGAACAGCATTCAGACTCTACTATTCCGACCGCTAAGAAGATGTAAATTGTCTTAGGTGTAAAGTCATTATCTAAACTCTTTAAGTACTTGTGTATAGACTTCTGATGGCTAAACAACTCACGTAATTTGTTACCTACTTTCATGTGTTAATTGTTTTTAATTGGTTTGGTTCATTGTATTACTCCATCTCTTTATGGACGTTGAAATTATTTCATTGGATCATAAATTGTTGCACCGGTTCCCATTTTCCTATGCTTTAGGACAAAAATCGTCCAAAACTCTGGTCATGTACTATGTATTGTACTGATTATGAACGTGTTATAGGTATAGTTGCTAGTCCTAAGTGGACGAGATTCCATTTCAGAAACTCTTTTTTGCACCCTACCCACTTGCCCAAATCCACTTCCCTTTTTTCGTTCGGTACACCATTGTATATGTATTAACCCACAAAAACACCTACAATGACATTCTGAGCAAATATAAGAAACTTTAAACAAATTTATATGGTAATATGCCGGGTGATTTTTTACCTTGTCTTAGAACCTTTAAAATGAATGCAACTATTCAAAAGATGTATAATATTAGTTTAATTTAATATACTAGTATAGTATATATATTATATATATATTATATATTATATATAGGGCTAGCCAATTTGTCTACCAGTGCTAGACAGTATGTCCATCAGTTGATATCTCTGTTCATTTCTTGTCCTACATTTTAAGTGAACAATCGTTCATAATATTTATATTGCGACCAGATGAATATGATTGGTCAAAAAATAGCGGTTAAGATCACAAAGAAATATAACGATGAAGTTGAATTTTCTACTGGAAAACTTTATTTAGATGTTACTTGGAGTCCTGAGCAGCACGTTACCATATGCGGAAGTGTCGTGGCTTTACCTAGAGGGAAATGGTGTAAAAATACAAGAGGACAGTTTTTGAAACAAGAGTTGCAGACTGGAGATTTAGTCTACTTCAACTACTTGACAGTGCAAGAGGACAATCTAGTATTTGGCGAAAAGGACATTTATCTTGTTGACTTAGAAGAGTGCTTCTGCTTTTTGAGAGGGGGAAGTCTAACTGCTATTTCCAATCATGTTTTAATTGAGCCTTTAATGATCGAAGAGATGGTTGGTTCAATTTACATTGGTGTACCCACTCGGAGCGAGGAAGAGGGTAATCTAATTCATATAGGTACACCCATCAAAGATTTTGAAGACCTGGGTTTAATCTCAGGAGACATGGTACGATTTCATGAAAGGAATGCATTTCTGAATACAATCGAGGGTACGGATTATTACGTAATGAAACAGGACGACATATTTGGGAAGATTCTAAATGGAGGAAATATACAGCATACCTAAGTGCATATTTGAACATGCAAAATTATACGTTGACACAAGAGTCATGGCAAATCGTGACCACTACAAAAAACTTTATTGGAAGTCTAGAAGTTACAAGTACAAGCATCCTATATTATTTGATGAGCCGGTAGACAATGAGTTCTATACAGACTTCAAAGGAATACTGGGAGAACTTTTAGTTAGGCATCATTTTGATTTAAAAGGGGTTAATTATACAACCTCAGCATTCGTAAAAGAGAAGGGTGTAAGCGATCCAGATTTAATAGTTGATGGTAAGAAGATAGATGTTAAGGGTTGTGAAAGATCGCTAAAGGTCAACATGTTCACGATAGACAAGTTAGAAGTTGATTATGTCTTGTTTGTGTTATTTCTATCAGATCAAAGATACTTACTGTTAGATTTTACAAAAGATAAAATTAAGGATTGGAATGTGGTTACTATCAATGACAGGAACAAGTATTATGAATATAAGATTGATAAGCGACAGTATAGATATGTCACCCCCGATTTAAACACTAAAAATTAAAAATATGGTAGAAGCACTAGGATGGATTATGATCGCAATAATCGTTACAGTATTTAGTAAGCAGGTAGCAAAAATATTGTTCCCAAAAGATTGGAAATAAAGAACAATGATGTTAGAAAGAATTTTAGATAATTACCCAGATGAAGACTTCTTAAAAGCAGACGGTTTCGATGATGCTGTCATAGGGGTAGAAATAAATACGATGGTTTTGATTTATTCAGTTCACTTATGTATTGAGATACTTAAAGAAGAAATGAATGAAATGGATGCTATGGAATACTTTACTTACAATGTAAGTGGAGGTTATGTAGGAGAAAAGACACCGATATGGTGTTGGGATATGTAAACCCCCCAAATAAAATTTTTTTAAAATGAGTAGACTAAAAAGAAAGCCAGACGAATCATTAAACGAGTGGATCAACAGAATTAGTAATAAGAAGAAGGAGTACATCCTAAAGGACTCAGATATTCTTCTATTAACTATGATAGGTGCGGTGTTATTTTTTGTTGCTATTATTGAAATCGTTAATTTATGATTAAAGACTTTTTAAAGCGTCTAGTAAAACCACGAAGACTTACCCCCATAGAAAAAATTTCCCAACGACTGGGATACATGGGAACAGCGTTTATTATGATATCACCCTATCTGTTAAAGTACGACAGCATGGGAGCGATTACATATGTAATAGGTGGCATCTTATCTCTACCCCAAGTTTTTGTAGCCAAGCAATGGAATATAGTTGCTGTCAATTTGAATGTGATTCTTGGTTACCTAATATATTTAATTACACAATGAAAAATCACACAAAGGTATATCACGATGCGTTTTGTCTAGATCCAGGAGATTGGATTGGCTGCGAAGTTTGTGATAGGACTGCTGTAGATATTCATCACATAAACCCCAGAGGTATGGGAGGGTCAAATAAAAAGGACACCCCAGAAAATCTACAAGCGTTATGTAGAGAATGTCATAGTTACTTTGGAGATAAAAAACAATTTAAACGAATGCTAACAACTATGCACCATGAAAGACTCAAAGAAATCTATAAAACCTGGAACTCAGACTAGTATCCCTGTTGAAAAAATTACTAGAGAAGAGATAATGCTTTTAATATTATCACTTAAGTTAGAACATCCTTATCATCCTAGCATACGAGGACTACAAAATTTAATGGATAGTTTATAATTTACTTACTGCTCGCTCTATCTTGTCGATCACAGTAATTTTAACACCATAAAGTTCAGGTGCATTTGAATTTTCTAAAGCAGCCAGTACATCTAATAGTACTTCTATTTTTCTTATTGCTAATACGTCAACGGTTTGTTGATCTGTTATAGAGACTATGTGTTCTGACATGTTATTGCTTTTTTAATTTTTTTGATTTGTTTTTCCCATCTTAAATCATCAACCATATGGTTTATTTCATTCAAAATATCTTTTATTGTTTCGTCTTGACTCAAAACTAATAATTTTAATTACCTGAGTCAATACCTTTGTCTACTACTTCTAGTATATGTCTGAATGTTCCTTTTTCTTGTTCTCCAGTTACATCGGTTCCATTTAGCAAAAGTCTGAAATGATCCTTTTTTTCCGTTTTTCTTAATTCTACAGTGTTGCTCATAATTATTTGTTGTTTGTTTTTTTTAGTCTGCTTTTTTCTTTTCTGCTCTTATTTATTTTTGATGGTTCAAAACCAACAATTTTACCATTTCTATGAGATGCATCTAAACCATCCCCATTACCGTAAGTACCTCTATCTCTATTGTACTTTTTCAGTATGGTTCTGTACTTAATCATCTTAGGTGATGACTGAAACTTTTTGTACTCTGCTTTATAGTCTCTTTTGGCTGCCATTACTTACCACATTTAGTGCATTTACTATATGGTTTACCACACTTACACTTTTTTTTGATTTTTGAATATGCCATTACTTATTTCTTTTTTTCTTCATTAATTCTTGCATTCTTTTTTCTGCTGCTTCTTTTTGATTAATAGTTTTCATAAACACTCCTTTTGCATTTTCATAGCCTTGATCACCTGGCTTATATTTCTTACCATTATAAGTTACTGATCCAACTCCTTTCTCACCATTTTTTCCATATGCTAAACCATATGTACCAGAAACACTAGTAGATGTAGAAGAAGTAGTCGTGTTAGTTTTAGGTTTTTTTTCCTTCTTTACTTTTGCTTTCTTAACTTTCTTTACTGTATTTACAGTTTCTTTAACCTCATTTACTACAGTGTTAGCAGCATTAGATACACCTTTCTTAATTTTGCGTAAAACATTTCCGACTTTAGAAGGTTTTCTCTTTTCTTTATATTCTTTTTTTATCGCTGCTTGTTCGATTCTTCTTTCAAGATTCATGGCTTTTTCTTCGTTACCCATCTTTCTTAAGTAGGCTATTTTCTCCCTGAGTCTTTTAATTTTTTCTTCGTCCATGTTTTTATCTATGCTTATTTACAATTTCTTGAATTTGTGATTTTTTAATTGTTGGAACTAATGAAAGTCCCGGTTGATATTTGTAGATAATTTTACCGTTATTAGTAATAAAAACAGCAGGAACAGATTTAATTTTTTGTTTAAAAACATCAGGTTGATCTTCTAAATATCCGTAAACATATTTACAACCTCTTAAATCATCTAGGTTTTTTATTGAATTCCTTTCATTCCACTCTGAGTTTATTTGATAAACTACAATTTTACTAACCTTTTCACTTTTTGAAATATTACTCTTTACAGAGTTAGAGTTTAAGGGGAAGAATAGCAATAAAATTCCAAAGAATACATTTTTCATAATAAATTATTTTTTTATACTAAGTTCATATAGTCTTTCTTCTATTAGATCCAACTTCTTTCCATTTTCCAATACTTGAGCACCTGTATTCATTATTTGCTCTCTTACCAACTGATCCTTTAGATCGTATTCTGATCTTGTTATTGGAGGTTTTGGAAGTTCTTTTGCTAAAGCAATATCTGCTTTTAAAGTAAAGAATACTGTAGCAAGACTAATTACAAAGCCAATTATAACCCCAATAGTTTTTAAGTCGAGTTGCACCTCTGTTGATTCACTGATTTTCTGTGCCATATTTTATTTTACCATGTTTTACAAGCCCAGTATCTTGCTTTCCATCTTGGACCTGGGTTGTCGCATTTATGTCTAGCCCTGAAAGATTTTCTTCTGCTAGGGATGTTTTTTTTAATTTTCATGTTAGGGTCACCAAAGTGAACAACAGTAACCTTTCCGTTAGGTTTTTTTACATAAACCTTACTTTTTTTTGCTACACGCTCTGACTTCATGATTTTATTAAGCGTAACGTTCTTACCTTGATGCAGTGCCATGTCAATTAATTAAAGGGTAAATATAATTGTTACCTATAAAAATGGACTAAAAATTTAATACCCAGAATAGTGTGTAAAAGCGGATTGTAAAATTTGACAACCCTTCAAGATAATTGATATATTTTTACGCAAAACCAACAATATGTCATTAACAGAAATCTTCAATACTGAAGACTTTAGTAAGATGATCTTCAATCCTTTTAAGGTTAGAGGTTCATTGAAAAAAAAGTATCCAAAGATGAAAATGTTTAGTACATTTCAAACTGCTGAGGATCAGTTAATTGCGTATGTGCTCTACATGTACGATCAAAATACTCCGTTAAAAGAACAGTTTCCAGATTTAAAAATTAGAAAGGAACAGGCAGCAGAGTTATCAGGCTATAATTTAACAAAAGACGCTGAGATATTACATCAAATATTCTTCTTTAGTAACTCTAAGTTAGTAAGCATGGTTGATGAGTTTCTTAGAAAACAAAGCAATAGAATATGGTCAATGATAGTTTCCAACGAGCAAACGTTCTTTGAATATCAGACTAAATTATTAAGTCCTGTTGAAGGAGAAAGAGATAAAGATATCCTACAGGCTTTGCAAATAAAGTCTAAGATAATGGATGACTTAAATACTATAAACGACAGGTTAGATTCTTACTACATGAAACTTTATGGAGAGGATCAAGAGTTATTAAAAACTATAAAAGCAGATAAAAGATTAACTCCAGAATTTATAGCCAATTTATGACAGTAAATATACAAGGAGTAGATTTTACATTACCTCCAAAGGGAAAAATCTATAATGTAATAAGTAAAGAAATAGAAAAGAGACCTATAATAACTAGTTCTTCTAAAAAGGAAGATCAAGTTTGGATAAGGACTACACTCCCCGATGGTTATAACTATAAGAGAAAAGAAGAGTTAATTAGACAAGCGGAAGATAAAGATTTCTTTGATGTAGAACTAGAGAACTTTAGATCACAAGAGTGGGATAGAAGACTTAATGGTGTTTGGTTTATGAATAACGGAAAGCCAGAATACTTGACTGGAATGCACTATTTGTTTTTGAACTGGTGGAAGATTGATATTGGATACCCTAGTTTTAGAAAAGTAGATCAGGAGTATTTTTATTTTTTACAAGCATCTATTGATGATCCTAATTCATTAGGGATGATAGAGTTAACAAAACGTAGACAAGGTAAAACCGTAAGAGCAGGTGTGTTTATGTTTGACTTAATATCAAGATCTAAAAACAAGAACGGTGGAATACAATCTAAGACAGCAAGTGACGCAAAAAACAATGTATTTGCAAAGTCTATAGTAGGACCTTTTAAGAAACTACCAGATTTCTTTAGACCTGTATACGATCAATCAAAAGGGGTCACCCCAACCTCAGAATTAAGATTTTATAGAACTACAAAAAGAGGAAAAAAATCTTTAGAAGATTTAGGAAAACCAGAACTTGAAAGCCAAATAGATTGGAAGAGTTCAGAAAAATACGGATATGATGGAACAAAATTACACAGATACCTTGGTGACGAGGTTGGAAAAACTATGGAAGTGGATGTCTGGGAAAGGCATAACGTTGTACGTTTCTGTTCGGAATTGGATGGGGAGTATATTGGAAAGTTACTTTACACAACCACTGTCGAGGAAATGGAATCAGGTGGTGAGTCATTTAAAAGATTATGGGACAACAGTAACCAGGAAGATAGAAACGCTCATGGTAGAACTCCCAGTGGATTATTTCGATTCTTTACTCCCTCATATAAAACCTTATACTTCGATAAATATGGTCAAGCAGATGAAGAACGTGCTAAGGACTATTATTTGGCTGAACGTGCAAATCTTGTCAATGATGATCGTGCTCTTTCAAGTATTATTAGAAGGAATCCGTTCACTATTGAAGAGGCTTTTCGGATAGACGGTGAACGATCTTTGTTTAACGCAATGAAGTTAAATGATCAAATAGATCGTATTTCTTGGAATGAGAACCTTTATACAAAAGGTAATTTTGAATGGGTTGGAGATAGGGAGACAGGACATGTAGAATTTAAGCCTATGTCAAACGGAAGGTTTAATATAACCTATTTATTTGACGATAAAAAAGACGCAAATAATGTTGTAAAAAGAGGTAAAAATTATTTACCTACAAGAAAGAATGAATTTGTCATAGGTTGTGATCCATATGATCATGATAGTACTGTAGACCAAAGAAGATCGAATGGAGCCTTCTATGTGTACAAGAAGCACAACTCAGTATCAAATTTTTATGACAGTTCGTTCATAGTTGAATACATTTACCGACCAAGTACCGCAAGACAATTTTATGAAGATGTTTTAAAGTGCTGTCACTATTATTCTTGTCAACTTCTTTTTGAAGATAACAAGATAGGTATAAAGAATTACTTTGAAGATAGAGGTTATGCTTCTTTTTTAATGTATTTGCCTGGTAGTGCTAAACCTGGTATGAGTGGGTCTGTGAGAACACATCAACAAATAGCAGAAGTGACTGAAGAATATATAGAAAATAATATAGAAAGAGTATGCTTTCCGGAACTGTTAAAAGACTGGTTAGGATTTGATATAAGTAAAACAACAAAATTTGATGCTGCAATGGCAGCAGGGTACACTCTAATAGCAGATAAAAATATTCTATTAAGAAATTATCACGCAAAAGGTAATCTAGTAGAAGCGAAAACAATGTTTAAAAAGTTTAAGGTCGGATGATAAAAAACGAGAGTAAGGCAAACTATCCAAACCATAATATAGATCCTGGTCAAAAGGGTAAAGATTGGTGTTTGTCATATGCAAAAGCATCATGGTTTGATTATAAAAATCATGGTACACAATCATTTCATAATAATCGTGGAACTTATTCTAAGATTAAGGATTATGCACAAGGAAATCAGTCAGTTGATAAGTATAAGCAATTATTAAATGTAGACGAGTCTGATAATGAAAGTTGGTTGGCAATTGATTACACAATACTTCCTATAGTTCCAAAATTTAGAAGAATTGCACTTGGTAAATTAAACAAAACAGAATACAATATCACCGCTACTCCTATTGATGCTATAGCACAGGCAGATATAGAAGACTACTACAAACGTACAAAAGCAAAGATGGATTTAAGAAAATCCCTTTCCAAGACTGTTCCAGGAATGGAGGAGTTTAGTGCGTTAAAAAAATCTCCAAAAGATCCTGAAAATGACGAGGAACTTGAAATGCATATGGATTATACTTTCAAGCATAATGCCTCAATTGAAATGGAACAAGGTATTGACCTTGTGTTTCATACTAATGGAATGGATGAAAAGCGAAAACAAGTAATGGAATATTTATTTGATTTTGGTGTTGCGGGATATAAGGAATATATAGACAGTAATGGTGCTGTAAAAGTTAGGGTAGTAAACCCATCAAAGTTATTAATATCTCACTGTAATAAAAGAGATTTTTCTGACAAGATACATATTGGTGAAGTTACTGAAATGTCTATCGCTGATTTAAAGCAAAGAGCAGGCGATCAGTTTAGTGAAAAAGAATATCAAGACATTGCGGAAAGATTTTCAGGTACAAAAGGTTTTACAAGAATGAATACATCTAACAAGGTGTTTTCTAAAGATTATGATGACAGTAAGATACAGGTATTAGAAATGGAATTCTTTTCTGTTGATCAAATGGTTCATGAATCTAGAACAGATAGAAGAGGTAATAAAAGATTTGGTAGAGCAGGTTACAATAGCCAAAACAAAAGAAAAAACAAATATGTAAGGTCTTCGTACAAAACTGTGTACAAGATATCATGGATTGTAGATTCTGAATATTGTTATGACTATGGTTTGTGTAATGACATGAAAAGGGTAAAGTCAAAATTAATGGATACTGACTTATCATATCATTTGTTTTCACCAGATTTCCATAACATGAAGCCATTAGGTATCATGGAACAATTACTTCCTATTGCTGATCAAATACAGATCTCATGGTATAGGCTTCAAAATACAATTAATCAAGCGAGACCTAAAGGGATTATGATCGAACTCGGTGCTCTTGAGGATATTCCATTAGGATCAGGAGGGCAGCAAATGAAGCCAATGGATGTCATCGACTTGTTTAACAAGACAGGTACGTTAGTTTATAGAAAGAATGATATTGGTGGAAAAGCAACAAACTACAAGCCAATTGAAGAATTAGAGAACGGTTTAGGTAGAGATGCTATGACTTACTACCAAGTAATTCAGAACAACATTGAAATGATTAGACAGATTACGGGTCTTAATGAATTCACTGACGGGTCTACACCTGATGCAAGATCTTTAACTACAACTGCAAAATTAGCAGCCCAAGCAACTAATAATGCTTTAGCACATATTGAACAAGGTGAAAGATATTTACTGGAAAATTTAGCGTCATCTGTAATTATTAGATTACAAGACAGTGTTAAGAAAAATCCGATTCAAGGCTATGTAAGATCTCTTGGTAATAAATCTATGGAGTTTTTCAAATTATCTCCTTCTGTTGGTAAACATGAGTTTGGAGTTAAAATAGAAGACAGACCAACCGAAGAGCAAAAGCAAAGGTTAATGCAGATTCTTCAGGGTAGCGTTGCACAAGGACAAGTAGACTTTGAGGATGCTGTTTATATTGAGCAAATAACAAACCTAAAGCAGGCACAACAAGTTCTTGCTTATAGGATGAAAAAGAAAAGAGAAGAGGCTCAGGCTAACGCTGAAAGACAACAGCAAATGAATGGTCAAATCCAACAGCAATCTGCTCAAGCAGCAGAACAGTCTAAACAACAGACATTGCAAATGGAAATGGAAATGAAGATGCAGATGGAGAAAATGAAGGCTGAGTTAGCATCTAAGTTACAGAAAGAAAAGTACGAGTACGAACTAGAAATAGAAGGTATAAGACAAGCATCAAACATAGAGCGAAACGCAATGGATAATCTTCCTACTAAAGAAATGGGTGTGAAGATGATGGAACAGCCAGGCGGTTAGCAACATGAATAATAATTAACAAACAACAAAACAAATTATAATTATGGAAGAACAATTTGATTTATCGGAAGTCAAAGTTATTGATGACAATGGTGAGGCTCAACCTGTGGAAATCCCACAAGAAGAAACGCAATTAGAGGCTTCTGAAACTGAAGAAGTAAAAGCAGAAACAGAGGTAGAGGTTACACCTGAAGAGAAAACAGAGGTAGAGGTTACCTCCGAAGATCAATCAGAGGTAAAGGAAACTGAAGAAAAAACAGAGCAAGAGGTTGGAAAACCAGACGAGTTGTTTAGTCAACTTGACGCTATATCTAAGGATTTAAGCAACGGTAAAGCCGAAACCTTAGAAGACTTTTTTGACGAGTATGCAAGGATGAGAGATTCATCGAATGCTCAATTTAAAGATGACTTCATTAAAAATGCAGTCGAATATTACAATAAAACTGGAAACTTGACTCCGTATTTAGAGGCAACTTCAGTTAACTATTCAGAAATGTCTGACGAATCGGTCATGAGACGTGACCTAGAACAGGCTAACCCTACCCTTTCAAAAGGTGCAATTGAAAGATTGTATACTAGGGAAATAGTTAACAAGTACTCTTTAGACGAAGATAGATTTGATGAGGATGAGGTAGAACTTGGTAAAGAACTTCTGGCAGCAGATGCTTCTAAACTAAGAGATAAGTATGTTGACGAACAGAAAAACTTTACTCAGCCTGTAAAAGAAACTGAAGATACTGAAACTGTAAACCAAGAAGAACAACTTTCTAAATGGACAGAAACTGTATCATCTCATGAAACAACTAAAGACGTGTTGGAGAACAAGCGTATTTTAATTTCTTATGGTGATGATAAATTCTCTTATGAAGTCGAAAACCCGGAATCGTTACAGGAAATGACTGTCGATAACAATAAGTTTTTTGACTTATTTAAGAATGATAAAGGTGATGTTGATTTTGATAAGTGGTATCGTGTATTGGCTTACGCTACAGACCCTGAAGTTTATGATTCGTCCCTTATTTCTCATGGACAAGAACTAGGACAAGAAAAAGTAGTTGCTGATTTAAAAAATCCCACTACTCCTACAAAAAGTTCAAGAGATTATAAAACACCAGAAAGCCCTTTTTCAGGACTGTTTGGTGCTCTGAGTAGAGGTGACTCAGATGTAAAAATAATTCGTTAATTAAAAAATAAATATTAAAAATGGAAAATTCAAGTTATATTAGTTCTCTATCATTCCTACAACATTCGTTTGTACAAGGAAGAGAGATCTTATCAAGCGTCTTAGACGTACAAAACGAAGAGGAAGGATTCCTTGACGTAATGCAAGCATTAGGTAAATTAAAGCCTGTAAGCCAACCTGTATACCACGCTTTTGTAAATGAAGCATTGTATAAAGATAACACTATCACCATCTCTGAAGGTGGAACAGGTACTGGAAAACAATCTGGTATTGCAACTTCAGCAAGAGGTAATGCTCGTGTTGGTGATTTAATGATGGGTGTATCTGGAGAAGTGTATTTGCTTACAGCAATTGCTTCAAATGGAGACATTGATTTTGTACCAGTAGATGGTTCAGGTGTTGCAGCAGATTATAATGCAGCAGACGATAAATTTGTTGTATTCTCGAATGCACAAGGAGAAGGATCTGGATCACCAGACCCAATCAAATACGGATTGACTAAACAGTCAAACAGAGTGCAAATCTTTAAAAACAAATACAGAATTTCTGATGTTGCTAAAGCGTCTAAAATTACTGTTGAGTATAAAGGTAAGCCTTACTTCATGTATAAAGGTACTTACGAAGCGTTACAACGTTTTAGAGGAGATATCTCTAACTCATTGATGTTCGGTAAAGGATCAGGAGATTTCTACGCAGGAGCATCTGTAGGAGATATGAATATTGGAGGAAATGCAGTACAAACTACTAACGGTCTTAAACAAGAACTTAAGTCAGGTGGTATTTTGAATTCTGGATCACCTTACGATCATGGATCTGATGTATTAGGTACTTTATCAACTTTAACTGCTGCTTTAAACAAGGCAAGAGCACCAAAAGACTACTGGATGTGGTTAGGTACTTCTGCTAACATTGCTATTGACAATGCATTAAACGGTTTGAATTCAACTGGTTTAACTGGTGCTAGATTTTCAGTAGATGGAAAGAGCATTGATTTAGGTGTTGACAAGTTTAGCCTATACGGAAGAACTTGGAACAAGAAGCAGTTATCTATCTTAGATCACAATGAACTAGGATCTACAGTAACTGGATCAGGAGAAATTTATCTTGTACCAACTGGACAAGTTAAAACTGCCGGTGGTGGTGGATCACAAGATTACCTACAAGTACGTTACTTAGAAGGAGATGGAAACAACTACTCTTTCAGAGAAACTTTGACAGGTGGACTTGCTCCAACTCCAACTAGTGCTGATTCAATTCTTGACGTAAACTACCAGGCTATTATGGGTCTAGAAGTATTAGGAAAAGAACACTGTGCACTTGTAAAAGGATTTTAGTAATAATAAACCTTAAGAAGAGGGGAGGTAATCCCTCCCTTCTTTTTTTTTAAAACCAACAATTATGATAAAAACAAAAGAGTACAACAACGTAAAAACACCTCCTCAGTTAAAAAGGGACGAGGTAAAGGTGTTTCAATATTTAAATGTGAAAGAAGATAAGCAAAACCCTGGAAAGGTAGTTATGCCATCTATTCATATGATACCTCAAGTAGACAGAGTTTATGATAAAGATGCTGATGATTATATAGATATTGCATCTATTGGGTCTTTAGGTATTGGAGGTACACCAACTTTTAATACAATACAGTTTACAAAAAAAGATAGAGGTCTGATGGCTTTAAGAGGAAGTAAAACTGGAGACAGGGAAATATTTCAATACTTAATGCTATCTAACTACAACGCTTCTAATCCAAACAGGGACACAAGCATTGTTCCATTATACAAATTAGTAGAGCCTAAAAAAGAGGCTGCTGATAGTAGAAAATTAAGAAATTTAAGAAGAGACGCAATGAATGTTGCTGCTGAACTTTCTGCTGCTGAAGTTAGAGAGTTTATTGCTTCTATGAATAAAGATGAAAAAAGAGATATCTCTATTTTAAGAGATGAGTTAGAGATTATGGCTGAAAAAACTCCACAAGAGTTTATAACCTTAAGTAAAGATAAGCACAAGTCTATACAGGCAACTTGTAAGGCTGCTTTAGATAAAAAACTAATCAGGTTCGACAAGGCTTCTAGCACCTTTTTATGGGTGTCAACTGGCGAGACTATCGTACAGGTTCCAAGGTCATCAAAAACAAGTTATTTACAAGGCTTCACCAACTTTGTTTTGAGTAACAAAAATGGTGAATTAGTTTACCAAGAAATCGTAAAATTGCTTAAATAATTTGTTGTTGGTTTGTTTAAGGTCGGTCGCAGGAAATTAAGTACTGCGACCGGCTTTTTTTATTATTAATATGTATGAGCACATTCACTAATGATACAGGAACTGTATCTATAGATTTTTCAATTCAATTCGATTTAACCTCAACACCAAAGTTGAAGGTTACGGATAACTCAACTTATAGTTCATCTCAATCAGGAATTAAGGTATTTATAAAAATAACTAGACCGGATGGAATAGTAAGAAGTCATCAGGGTGAAGGAGTAGCAGATATTTCTGGTAATACTGGGGACTTGAATGTTTTTGAATACATATTACCTTTATCTCCAAGTGACGGTCAAGTTAGCAAGGGATCTTATAAAGTTGAATATAGTTTTACCGTTGGTGATGAAGACACTGTTAAAAGAGTAAAAACAATTTCATACGATTTTAAGAAAATAGAACTTACAGTTTCTCAAGATATAAATGAATTTACTCCACTTATAAAGGTTAAAGACACAACACCAAGTTATGATGTAACCAACTACAGTTTAGGGTCGATAAGCAGGTTGTTTATAGCCCAAAACAGTAAATCCGGTTCCTCAATATCAAATCAAACAACTATAGGTCTTTCTAGTGACGATAGAGAGTTTTCTTTAGCGGATACAACATCAAAAATTTACGACAGTAAATATATTGTTGATCTAGAGGTGACCTTATTGCATCAACACTCTGCATTTAGTTGGTTTAGTGTTAAATCGAAAAGCATAAAGAGAGATACTGTAAAGGTTCATAAAGTACCTACAAAGTTAGAAATGATATCTTACTTTAATGCTTTAAGAAATTTAGTTGAAACATATGATGGATATAATAAATCCTTATATCAGAAGTACTCAAAAAACTATGAGTTTGTTATAACAAGTTTTGATCTTTTAGTAAAAAGACTTGATGCGGGGTTGTCAGATGACGACAATACAGATATTATTAGGGACATATTAGCAATTCTTAGAAATGATGTTCCTAGAACTCATACTGGTGATGAGTTAACTCTTGTATCTCTACAAATTTACTCTACTGGGGTTAGTGTTACTTGGACATCTATAGAGGATGTTCCAACCTATAACCCATTTGCAACATATGAAAAAACATTTGCTACATCATCCTTACAATGGGATGTTACGCATAGCCTTAACAAGAAACCTTCGGTAACACTCGTTGATGAATACGATAATATTGTGTACGGGGCAGTAGAATACGTAAATTTGAACGTTATAAAAATAACATTTCGAACCCTCTCAAAAGGTAAAGTATATTTAAATTAAAAAACTATGGCAATAGAATATTTACACCACATTAATCTCAGCGATAATGAGATCCAAAATGTAAAGTTAGATAATAAAACTACAACTCAAAGAGACGCAATGACTGCTGCGGCAGGTCACGTTATCTTTAATACTTCTTTAAGTAAGTTTCAGTTTTATGACGGAAGTAACTGGCTTAACTTACAAGACGAACTAGATGAGTCTGAAGTAAGAGCAATGATTTCTGCATCTGATGCAGGAGGTGATGGTAGTTTTTCTTACAATAACAGTACAGGTGTATTTACATATACAGGACCTAGTGCTGCTGAAGTAAGAGCACATATATCTGCAAGTACAGGTATCTCTATAACCGATGGAGCAATATCTACCACTATCACCCAATATACTGATGCAATGGCTCAGGCTGCTATTACAGGTGGCACTGGTGTTACAGTAACTGGTGGTGAAGTTTCTATTGGTCAGGAGGTTGCAACAGATTCAGATGTAACTTTTAAAGATGTTGAAATTGATGGTAGTCTTAATGTTGATGGAACTTTAACAGTTGGTGGTAATGTTACTTTAGGTGATGCAAGTTCTGATACTGTAACAATAAAGGGTAACCTTAATGTAGAGGGAACTACTGTTACTGTTAATCAAACAGCAATTAATGTTACAGATGCATTTGTATTTGAGGGTGCTACTGCTGATGAGTTTGAGACAACTCTTACAATTGGAGAACCGACTGCTGACAGGACTATAACACTTCCAGACAATGATGGTACTATTGCTTTAGATGGTGATATTAGAACCGATGACGAGATCAAGGATATTGTTGGTGGAATGGTTACTAGTAACACAGAAACAGGTTTAAGTGTCTCTTATGATACTACAAATAAAAATCTTGACTTTGTTTTAAGTGCAGACCCTACGATAACTCTTACAGGAGATGTTACAGGTTCTGGAACTATGACAAACCTAGGG